ACAATATATAAGTGGTATAGATTTTTCATACGCTAATGATGCAGGTGATTATACTCAGACGTTTTATCTATGTCGAAATTTAGCACGAATAGATTTTCCAGGCGGGCCGACAGATGAGACAGGATTCAAATATGCGGTATCTCTACAATATTGCCCACTCTCAAGAGATGCGATGCTGGAAATCTTTAATCATCTATGTACAATAAGTCATTCTGCCGTACTTGATATAAGAAATAATTCGTACACCTCTGAGCTAACAAACAACGATAAGCTTATTGCAACAAACAAAGGTTGGACACTATCACTATAATTATGGATCAAGAAAAAGGATTTTACAAATTAACGGTAACCACTAAAGGGTCGTCTATGTTCTTTTCGACACACTTGGAGAATAGACACTGGACTTTGGATATTTCTTTAAAAGACACATACACATACCCTATTGATGATTGGTACTATTTTGATACATTGAATGAGGCGTGTGCATCGTTTGAAGTAAATTCAGAAGATTTTCGCGAAAATATTTTTCCGAGTGAAGATATTCATAATAATAATTTAATTTAGGTTTTTATCATTATTATTACTAAAGGGTAGGAAATTACTCATTTATATATAAATAATATTATATGAGTTTAAGTCTTATAGTTGAAACACCGGCACCAAAAGAGTCTTTTGAATATATCGTCGAAGACGGTAACGCAAAAGGTACTCAGAATTTTTTTATTAAAGGGCCTTATATGATGGCCGAAGGCATTAATCGTAATAAGAGAATATACCCTCTGGATGAAATGCAAAGAGAAGTTAAGCGTTACGAAAACTTAATGGTAAAAACTGGTAGAGCAATGGGTGAGTTAAATCACCCATCTACAGCCGATGTCGATCTAGAGAGAGCCTGTCACTTAGTTACGGAAATATCTCAAGACGGTAATGTATTCTACGGTAAGAGCAAGGTTCTATCTACACCAACCGGCTTAATCGTCCGATCATTAATTAATGACGGAGTAAGGGTCGGTATGAGCTCTAGAGCTTTAGGTCAATTAATTCCTGAATCTGGTCAAGAAGGTGTTAGCCGGGTTCAAGACTTTAAATTAGTAGCTATTGATTGTGTAGCTGATCCATCGTTTCCAAAAGCTTTCGTTAATGGTATTTTAGAAAGTAAGCAATATGTTGTTAATCAGTATGGTCAGTTCGAAGAAGCGTACGATAATTTTGAGAAAACAATTGCTACAATGCCTTTAAAAAATAAAGATGAGTTTTTACGCAAACATATGTTGCAATTTATTAAATCTCTATAAATAATATTATGAACGGCGATACGAGTAAAACCAATACACATATTAAAGACTTTATTAATAATGTCATTAATAAACAGTATAAAAATGCTCATTCAAAATTATCTCGTGCTGTTGAACAGAAAATTAAGCAGCAGATCATAAATAATAATATAAATCTATTTTAATATGTCTATTTCCAAAATACTAAAAGAAGCAACTAACGGTACAGTCGACGAGGCTGTCCTAAGTGAAATCGAATCTGCATTCGAACAACGTTTAGCTGAGAAGACTCAGTTACATGTAGATAAGGCTTTACTTGAGCAAGATGAACTTTATACCTCTAAGTTAGAGCAGCTTCTTGAAGCGATCGATACTGATCATTCAAAAAAGCTTAATAAGGTTGTCGAAGCTATCGAAAGTGATAGATCAGCTAAGCTTAAGGCAGTTATTTCGAAATATGAAAACGTATTAACAGAAGATGCTAAGGTATTTAAAGAAGAGTTAGTTGAGTCAATCTCCTCTTACCTTGATGCATATATACAAGAAACAATTCCAGCTGCTGATATTCAAGAAGCAGTTAAAAATAAAAAAGCAATTAAAGTGCTTGAAGGAATTCGTAACCATTTAGCCGTCGACGGCGCTCTTCAAAGAGAAAGCATTAAAGATGCTGTTATTGATGGGCATAATCAAATTAATGAAGCTACCACAAAGCTTGAGTCTGCACTTCAAGAGAAGGCTGTTATCGAAAGAGAACTTAATACAATTAAGGCTAATCTTCTGATCGAACAAAAAACAGCTAACCTCGATGAAAGAAGCGCAAAGTATGTAAAGAAAATGTTCGAAGGTAAACCATCAGAGTTTATTACTGAGAATTTTGAATATACTTTGAAGCTTTTTAATAAAAAAGAAGATAGCAGACTTGAGGGCTTAAAAGTAGAAGCTTTGAGAGATACTGTAAAGGTTGATCGCGTTATAAAGGAGAAGGTTGAAACACCTGCCCCTGCTAACCCATATCTTACAGAACTTTCAAAGTACTAATTTCTAAAATTAATTAGGCTTTCCTGAGTTACCTGGGTTAAACCCTTGGGGTCGAACAAAACAAAAATAAAGGAAAAAATACAAATTATGAATACAATTAGACCTTCACAGGCATATATTGACGAATCAAGAGCGTCAGCTCTTTTAGAAAAGTGGGCTCCAGTTCTGGATTACACTTCTAAAAGTGTTGCACCAATTGAAGACTCCCATACTCGTTTGAATACAGCGATGTTACTTGAGAATCAAGAAGCATGGTGCATTCAAGAAGCAGGACCGAACTACGTCGGCAACGGTAACGTTGCTGGTAATGGCGGTGCAATCGGAAATAACTTCCAGACTAACGGCCGCACCGCGACCGGTACACCTGGAACAGACTCCTACGCTTCTGGCGATTATCGTCTTCCAAAGATCTTGATTCCAATGATTAGACGTACTTTTCCCGAGTTAATTACAAATGAAATCGTTGGTGTACAACCAATGGCAGGTCCAGTTGGTCTCGCATTTGCTCTTCGCTACCGCTACACAGGGGAAACCCTTGGTGATGGTATCGATGGTAAGTCAGCAGCTGGTAATGCTCCTGTAGGTCAACCAGGTGTTCTTGCTGGCGCAGCCGGTCAAGAAGCTGGTTATAACTACTTGAACACTGCCTATACAGGCACATCCGCAAGCTATCTCTCAGGTACCGGTTCATCTGACTACGGCGTTGACAAGCTCATCTCCGCATCAGATAACGGTGTTGCTGCTCTCCTTAAGAATTTCGAAGTTACAGGTAATATTCCTTCCTTCGAAGTATCTTTCGAAAAGACAGCAGTTGAAGCTGGCACACGTCGCTTAGGCGCACGTTGGTCAGTAGAACTTGAGCAGGACCTTAAGAACATGAATGGTATTGATATCGATACTGAATTGACAAACGCTATGTCGTATGAAATTCAAGCCGAAATCGACCGTGAAATGTTAGTCAGAATGATCCAAGTCTCCCTCAATGCAGGGCAAGGCGCAGGTTATTCTGTATGGGCTCCTCAGTCAGCTGATGGCCGTTGGTTAGTAGAACGTAATCGTGATTTCTATCAAAGACTTATCATCGAAGCAAATCGCATCGCTGTTCGTAATCGTCGTGGAGCAGCCAACTTTGTTGTTGCAACTCCTCGCGTTTGCGCTATCCTTGAGATGCTCCCTGAATTCCAGTGGGTACCTGTTCAAGGCAATGTTAACACACAGCCTGTCGGTGTAGCAAAAATTGGTAATCTTGGTGGTCGCTTTAACGTCTACCGTGACACACGTACAGAAGGTAACAATGTTGATGACGCTAGCCGTCCTGAATATGCGTTACTTGGCTATAAGGGTCCAGAGTTTTATGACACTGGTCTTATCTATTGCCCGTACATCCCTGTTATGGTACAACGTACTATTGGTCCTAATGACTTCGCACCACGTGTAGGCTTGCTTACACGTTACGGCGTTGTTGATAATATCTTTGGTGCTAACCTCTACTATCACGTCATTCTTGTAACTGGACTCGGACAAGCATTTACACCTGCAACCCAGAGTGTTTACTTCTAAGCCGAATTAAACGCGGAATAATCCGCTATCTGGTTAACAGATACAGTTTGAGACCTAGTTCATTAATTTGAACTAGGTCTCTTTTTGTATACATTAAAAAGCCGATAACTTTCACTATCGGCTCTTATATTACTGCTTACTGGTTTTAGTATGTACCGTATCAGGATCAACTAGTTGTTTAGCAAACCGTTGAATTAGATTATTGCTCGACGCTCTAACCGGATTGATATCAATGCCGCCTCGACGCGCATATAGGCACATTACTAGGAGCTCGCTCGGATCGAACGCATCCTGCAACCGCTTATATATACACTCGCAAATTTCTTCATGAAAATGACACTCGTCTCTAAACGATACGATATACTTTAATATACTCTTAGGCAATACTTCCACATTAGACTTTATATAGATAAATACATCACCCCAATCTGGCTGAGAAGTTACGCGGCAGTTACTCTTTAACAGTCCAGAGTAAAATTGCTGCTCACTTTCTATGGTCTGTATAGTGCCTTCTAATAGTTCTGGACTTTCAGTATATTTATTAAAAGTATAACCATCAGTATCAAGTAGATCTACATTGATATAATCTTGCATAAACCACTCCGTATCAGGACTGCCAGACTTACAATTTACTCTTTCACCACTATGGAAAGATATAACTACATCAGTACCGAGTAATGTAGTTAAGTCTCTAGCAGTAATCTCTTCGAAGTTCTTAACTGCGACATCATTTTGATCGCCCATTTTAGTCATGTTAAATGAATTAAAGTATAGTTTAATACTCTTACTCTCTACAATATACTCACTATGGCATGAATATACACACTTAACAATACCTGTTACCGGACGGCCACTATTTAGAAGGAATGAGCATTCATATGCATTCCACGTATCTGATCCAACGAATGGTAAGGCCTCCTCGAAAATATTCAGATACTCTCTGTTGTTACGTCGAGGTTCTCTTACAAGCAGCTCCCTATCGTATACGCTCTTATACTGAGACGTTTGACCTAGGTGCTTATTAATATTGCTGTTATCTATTTTACCGTTTTTCATAATTATCAAATGTATTATATATTATTTCTAGTCGCTGCTCCACTGTACCTTCTAATCTTACAACATTAATTTTAAAGTGTTCGATCGCCATCTCGAAGAGATGTATAATTCGTGTACGAAACTCTTTATTAACGCTTCTCTCCCCATCATCTACTAAAGGGATGTCAGGCTCCGTATAGAATATAATATCTACGTTACCAATTAATTTATGCGTAAGATACTCTGCGTAATCCGCTACCTGTGTATCTACCTTTTTCATAATATGCAAATATACAGTGTACACCAAACCGTCCAGAATACACCGGTCTAATATAATATTTTTATCACGGGAGATTAAATAATTATCCAAATGAGCGCTTAGTATCGCTAATTGAGTCATATTGTCACCTTCTTCATTAATACTTAGCTTATGTTTTTTCTTTACTAAACGCGTAACCTCTTTAATAAAGGAGAATTTTTTAAAACGCTTATCTAGCTGCAACTCATTTAATAAAGTCGTTTTACCTGTACTCTGTGCTCCTGTAAAACTAATAACCATAACCTATAATACTTTTAAATTGTTCGACATTGTAATTTATATTTTCTTGCTCTGTATCAGTAACTTTATAATCAATTAGATCAGCTAGCAGAATTGACGGCTTTTCAGTTAATCCGAGATCACCATTATATCTAAGTTCCTTAATACCTGCAACTACCGGATTAGATGTATCGACCGATCTAATAGAGCTATCACCAACATAACTCTTAAATTCCTTAGCCAAAGAACAACCTAAAAGGTGATGAGGCTTATTTTTATTCCAAATACCATCAGATTTTAATTGACTAATTAGTCGCTGACGGCCATCACACCATCTTTCAAGCTGGGTTCGACCTCTACCGGTTACAATATAATAACTAAAATTAAAACTAATTGCAATATAGTCAGCATATTCAGACATATATTTATAGCAGTCTACAATCTCATCATATGTTTTACCTTGTACCGCACCGATTTTCAATCCAGGTAAATCTGGGTATTTACTAGTAAATTCTGAAAAGCTCTTAATTGTAGCATACCCATCTTCTAATACATCTGGTACAATATAAAAACTAGGCTTTAATTCTCTAGTATACATAGCAAACTTTTCACAATCGAAGGATTCACCGAGCTCAAAAATACTATTATCCAGCAATACTTGACGACCTAGTTTAATGGAGTCCTTAAAGAACTGGTAGTATTCTGGGTGAGTTTCAAATAGATGAACTAACGCGTAATCATAATCGTTATATGACCGTGATTGAGTTAAAATAGATATAGGACTTTCGTGTGATACATACATATAACTATTATAGAGTATAAAACTGGTATTTCAAGTTAAATATATATATATATGGCGTGTAAAAAATTTAATATTGATCCACTTTCCCAAGAGCTGAAAGGTGCTGTACCATCAGCGTTTACAGGTGTATCAGAAAAAGTTAAAGCTTTCGATATTAATGAGACTTTTAATACTGCGTTACCTGACATAAAAAGTAAGGTGGCGAGTGCAGTAGAAAATTTTAAAAATATAAAAACGGGTTCTCTACCCTCTCTCAATCTTCCGAAATTTGATCCCGCTGGTTTTTTCGAGGATATAGATAAAAATGTAGATAATACTTTAACATCGTTAACTGTCATTCAAGCTAAACTTGCCACCGAAAAAAATAAAGCCAAAGGTATTCTTAACTCTCAACTTGACTGTATTAATGATTCTACTATATCATCAAATGAAGTATCAGTGTCGCAAGGTGATATATTTGCTAATATTAAAGGAGATGTAGGTAGTCTCTCGAATAATCAATTAAGAGATTTTAATCTAAGTGAAGAAAATCAGCTAGCTGCTGTAAATGATATAACTGCAAATACCGTAGAGCGCGGTAAGGTTGCGGCAGCTAAAGGTGTCACTAATGTTAAGCAAGCCGATAATCAATTAAAAAGTCTCTCTAATCGAGCGTTAGGTCCGATGTCTCAGAGCGAACTAGATCTTTATTTTGGTGGGGAGGCTATTATACCTGAAAGATTTTTTAATAAATTAGTAAGACCTTTTAGGGAAATCATAACAGAAAGCTCTGTAGATTATAACGGTGCCTATAACGATTTTGTATATTTTATATCAGATATGGAGGATTTTGCCGGTTATCCTGATACTGGTGGGTTATATATTGTTTTAAAAATATATATTATATATACTGTTAATAATTCTAAGCCTGGTGATCAGTTTTACGGCTTAACATATTCACAAGCGTTCGACTTGTTATCGCCTAAACATAAAGGTAAATATATATAATGAATAAATACTATGGTAATTATGTAGGAGTTGTAATACAAAATAACGACCCGGATATGTCTGGCAAGGTAAAGGTATTTGTACCCCACGTATCCTCAACCGTTTATAACGATTGGGTTAGAGGTACTAATAATAAGAAAATTAAATTTATAGGTAATAACATTGATGAGGATATTACCGGTATACTTGATGATTTAAAGAAGATACTACCATGGGGAGAATGCGCTGCGCCGCTAGTTGGTGAAAGTTCAAGTGGTAGATTTAACAACTATAATTTAACCGGTAGTGTATCTGATAGTAATTTTTATAAAACAGCTGTTGCTACTTCATCTGCTTCAAATAATATAGGTCAAGCCCCGAGTAATTTATATGATTCTGATATAAGTCTAAACGATGCATTTACGGATGCTTCTAATAATGTAAATAGACCTAATCCTCTATCGTTTGAATATAAACCAAATGCATATTCGAATGAAGCTAAAGGCTCGTTCTGTATACCTGCAGTTGGTTCTCATGTATGGGTATTCTTCAGAGAAGGTAATCCTCAGTTTCCAGTATATTTTGCAGCTAGTTTTGGTCAATCAGACTGGAAGGGTATATACGAATCTGAAGATACTCCAGGTATAGATTACCCGGGTACATACGAAAATAAGAACGCTGGTATAACAGAATACGACCATAATGTAGAAGCTTATAGAAACAAGTACGTTATTAACCAGAAAGGCGGGTCCTTAGAGTTTGTTAATAGTGATCTAAATGAAAAGATGAGATTAACTCACTATTCAGGCTCATTTAAAGAGATGAATAATCAATCAACAGTTGAGTTATCTAGTAAGAATAAGCAGAATTTAGTTCTTAATGATTCATATGATACTGTTAGAGGTTTTAAGAATGAATATACAGGTAAGAATTTAGATGAAATCGTTTATAGAGACAAATATAAGAAGGTAGGATCTTTAAATGTAGAATATTTTGACAAGTGGAAAGACGTAGTTGCTGGTATTCAGGAGTTTAAACAGTTGTTTGAAATAAAGCGTACAAATGATAATAGCGTTAAAAACGATGACGGCATAACGGTATTAAAGAGAAATAGCCTATTACAGGAAAGAGATGGTACATTTGCATCATATCCTGTAACAGACGGTTCAACATCTTATAAAGCTTTAGCTAATAGCGTCACAGCACCGGGTGCTGGATATACTTCAATCGCAAATCAAACTAGCGATGGACCGACTGGTATGGATGATCCAAAAGCGGTTGCGAGTAGTACAACACAAGCCCCGACTGTAGGTAGATGGTCGAGCGAGAGTGGATTACCATTTTCGAACGGTATTGGTAAGAGTTTGTCGACACAAAGCGGTAGTTGGGATATAGACGATAAAAAAGATAGGCTTAAAGAGTTAATTGAAGCTAGTTTACCGCAATTAACTGAAATTGAAAATGAACTAGGTATAGGTGGTAGTGAAATTATTCAGATAACAAAGCATAAGATAGAGACTATCGGTATGATAATGAATGACTTTGGTAGTATACGAATGGATAATATAGGTAAGCTTCTAAGTAACGAGGTGTTAGTTGACGATAATGGAGTGTATGTTAATAAAGTTGATAGTCCCTTGTTAGAATATGTACATGTTCAGGATTTGCCTGGGGGTAATTATACCTTAAATGTATGTAATAGGTATAATGTTATGGTAGGGGCTGGTGGGTTAAATTTAAAATCCTACGGTGCTGTAAATTTAACAGGCACTATAACAAATATAGCTGGTGAGCAGGTTAATATAGCTTCTGAGAGTGAGGTTAATATTGACGCAAAAACTATTAATATAAGCGCAGAAATATTAAGATTAAGAAATAAAAGGCAGAGACAAATTCTTATCGAAGACAATCTTGGCGTTAATAAAAATGTTATAATTGGAGGGGGTTTGCATGTTGAAGGTGAAGTGTTCTTACAGCATGTAACTGCACCGAGAGAATTTCAATTAACAGAGGGCACTACTGTTTTCGGCAAAATACTAGGAGGCTTTAATATAGGTACTGTAGGAGGCGGTGGAGATGATCAAGGCGCGGGTGCATCTGTTTCGTCAAATTTAACAGAAATGGTAATTGAATTATATCCACATTCACACGCTTTTGCTAATTTACCATTAACATTAAAAGATACTAATGAGAATGTCCGGCAAGCAGCAACAGAGTTAAATGCGGGTGTAAATAGAAGTATCGCTGAAGCTCAACATAATGAATATAAGGGATAAGTTATTATGTTGCATGTAGTGTATTTTTTTATACTAATATGATAAAAATATTAGATTAACTAATAAAAATATATAAATAAATTTATATATGGACTCCGGAGAAAAGACTAGACTCGATAGAATTGAAGAGAAAATCGATAGAATGGTTGAGGCTATTATTGCTTTAGCTCGTGCAGAAGAAAAAATTGTAAGTCTAGACGACGCTACACGTATTATTCTTAAAAGAATGGTCGCTCAAGATGATAGATTGAGGATAATTGAGAGAGACTTATCACATGCTATAGATACGACAAATACTATACGATCTGTTGTATGGGCTATCACTACCGCGATGATAGGAGCTATTGTAACTGCAGTATTTTGGTTCCTTGGAAATATGTCAATATACAGTAACGTTACTGGTCAGTAGCTTTTACCTAAACTTTTCATCCATTCGCCTCGATAGCATTTATGCCATATCATAAATGCTTTATTTATACCAATATCAGCCCCGGCTTTTTCTGATTCAATCCATTTTAGCTTATCAATCTCCTGTCTCTCTTGTTGAAGAAATTGAAAATAGCTCGAGTTATAGAAGTTGCTGCTCAATATAATCATATTTATTCTCGCTTAAACCAATAGTAAGTTATTATCATAAATAAACTACAAAAAGAACCAAAAATATAATTTGTTAATAGTATAATATTAATACCTATAGTACCTATAGTATATACACCTGCACATATATATCCAGCTAAAGATAATATAAATAGTGATATACTTATATCATCTACTCTCTTTGTCCGTATTGACTTAACTATCTGCGGAATATAGCAGATTGCAAAGCATATTGTGTAAACCCAGCCTATAATATGCATTATTATATTTTTATTTTAATGTACTTATCTATACACAACTTTAAATCTTTTTCATTAATTATACCTTTCAGCCTAACTAGCTCAAGATTATTTTTTGAAATAATTGTAGTGGGTATGGATGATATATCGTATTTTTTTGTAATTTCAACATCTGTGTCAACATTTGCTTCTATTACAGATATATTATTATATTTTGATATAACTTTATCAAAAATATTTTTATAAGCTTTACAAGGCCCGCACCATGGGGCGGAGAATTTAATAATTTCCATATATCAATATTTAGTTAATATATGGAAATTATCAATTTAATAGCCGTATAACCTACATCATACTCATTGGATTAAGAGGTGTGAGACCTTCAGGCTTAAATGCAGGTGTATCAACAATTAGACACTCAGTCGTTAATAACATGCCCGCTACTGACCCTGCATTCTGTAATGCGCATCTCGTTACCTTTGTAGGGTCTATGATACCAGCTTCGAGTAAGTCAACATATGTATCTGTAGCAACATTATATCCTAATTTACTATCATATATCTTTAACACTACTTGAGAACCATCAACACCTGCATTTTCACACAACTGACGAATTGGAGCCTCAATCGACTTTGCAACAATAAGAGCGCCGAGAGCTTCATCGCCTTTAAGTGAATTAACAACTGCCATAATGGCATTCTTTGTTTGTAGTAGAGCAGTCCCACCGCCAGGTACAATACCCTCTTCAATTGCTGCTCTAGTAGCTGCTAATGCATCATCCACTCTATCTTTCTTTTCTTTCATCTCTGGCTCAGTGTGGGCGCCTACACTAATAACACCAATACCTCCTGAGAGCTTAGCTAGTCGTGTCTGTAGTAAATCTCGATCAAAATCAGAGCTGCATTCAATAATAAGACCCTTTAGTACATTAACTCTTGCTTCGATCTCAGCTGTAGAGCCTTTTCCTTCTACAATAGTAGTATTGTCTTTGGTAACTGTAACTTTCTTAGCTTGTCCAAGATTTTCAAGCTTAACATTTGCTAGCTTTAAAGTATCATCGCCCGTTACAATACACCCCCCGGTTAATACGGCAATATCCCGTAGCATTTCACGTCGGCGATCGCCGAACCCTGGAGACTTAACAGCTACTACATTAAGGGTGCCTCTCAATTTATTAACAACCAGAGCTGAAAGAGCTTCACCTTCGACGTCTTCAGCAATAATAATCAAAGGCTTATTTTGCTTAGCTACAATTTGCAGTAGCGGTAAAAGCTCATTTAAGTTAGTAATCTTCTTATCACAAAGAAGCACTAGTGCGTTATCAAATGTGGCTTCTGTACTGGCTTCGTTCGTTACAAAGAACGGGCTTAAATACCCTCTATCAAATTGCATACCCTCAACAACACTTAGGGTGGTGTCGAGGCCAGAACCTTCCTCAACCGTAATAGTACCATCACTACCAACCTTCACCATCGCATCAGCAATAATATCACCAACTTCTGTATCCCAATTCGCGGATACAGTCGCAATCTGCCGAATATCACTTGTACCTTGAACCGGTCTGCTGATTGCTGCGATCGCTTCAACAGCTGCAGCAACACCCTTATCGATACCTCTTTTAAGGTAAACAGGATTAGCCCCGGCTGCTACATTTCTAATACCTGCTTTATAAATTGCTTCTGCAAGTACTGTAGCTGTTGTTGTACCGTCTCCTGCAATGTTTGCTGTCCGAGATGCTACTTCATGTACCATTTGAGCTCCCATATTTTCGAAGGGGTCTTCTAATAAGATTTCTTTTGCTACCGTAACACCATCCTTCGTAACAATAGGTACTCCAAATGCTCTACTAATCATTACATTACGCCCCTTGGGGCCAAGTGTAACTTTTACGGCTCTAGCTAGCGTCTCGACGCCGGTTAAAATCTTCTTACGACCAGCCTCATCAAATAAAATCTGTTTGCTCATACACATATTATAATATATGGTATAAAAAAGTCAAGAAAAATATAGGTAATCTACTCAATAATCCAAAAAAAAGCGCAACCCCCGCTATGCAGTGATCACGCTATCAGAGATATACTCTGGAGGTTATATAAATATTTAATTAATAGTTACAATTTAAACGACTACAGATCAAAATCACTAAACTCCGCTTCATTAATTTCAGTGTCTCTTGCACCTATCTTATATGAGCTAATTTCTGTTTCTTGTGGAGCCACTTGAACCTTAGAGCTATCTGAAAAGCTATTTAACCAACCCCCAATTGGGTTAGTAGGCTGATCAAAGATCTTATCGTAGCCAAGAGAGCGTAATCTTGTATTAGTTAACCATTCAATATAACCGCTAAGCATTTCAGCATTCAACCCTAATAGTGAACCTTGAGAGAATAGATACTCGCCCCACTTCTTTTCATTCTCTGCAGCTAAGCCATACATATCATAAATCTTCTGCTTATTATCTTTCATTATTTGCTGGAAACCTTCGCTCTTTTCTTCTCTCCAATACTTCATAATATTTTGGGTAATAGCAGCATGAAGATTTTCATCACGAGCAATCAATCCAATAATCTTTGCATTGCCTTCCATCTTACCTCTATAACCGAAGAAGAACGAACATGCAAATGATGTATAGAATGATAAACCTTCAGTAATTTGAGTCGATAGAATAGCATTAAATATCTTCTGCTTAATATCACCCGAATCATCACCGAGTAATTGATTATATGCAGAGCTAGCTTCAGCAGCGCGAGTAACAATCTCTTTATCTTCGAGAATAGAATCAAAGAATGCCGTAGCATCCTTAGTAATATTCTGCAAAGTATACGTATATGAATAGCTATGAATAGTTTCAAACCTAGCCCAGCTGGTCATACAAATTTCTAACTCTGGATTTGAAACGTAATTCTTAATATTATGTATACTTCTTGATAGCATACTATCTGTCATAGTTTGCCATCTAAGATTACTATTAAAAATAAACTTTTCGGTATCTGTTAAATTTTCATAATCACTACGATCTTTTGTAAGAGAGACTTCTTCAGGTAACCAGTGAAACTCTTCTTGTTTTCTCCATAGGTCGAAAAACTTTGGATATTTAAATCTATCATAACGCTGTAGAGCTAGATCCTCTCCGAGAAACATCGGCTGGCGGGTAGTATCAATATTTTTTAAATTAAGTACAGTTTTCATATTTTTTTATAATGCACATGCTCCTGATTCGCACCCATTATCGGTAGGTTCCTCACCCGCGGCGCTTTGTTTATCACCATCATCAGTATTATTATAATAACCTGTTCTCCAACCTAGCTTATAGGCGAGTAAAATTTCTTTAATAACCTTCGAATCGGGTAGAGCGCCATTTTCATAATGAGCGTAATTATAATACATATTAGCACTAATACTCATATCAACCCACTTCTGCAATGCTCCTACGATCTTAATAAGCCCGACATTATCTGGCATATCATATGCCAAGGTATACTTGTTCTTAAGAGAACTATAATTAGGTACAATTACCGGTAATGTACGAGCTTTAGATTTCTTATAGGTAATATAGCTTCTAATAGGTTCTATGCCATTAGTTGAGCACTGTATTACTGAAGAGCTCTCACACGGCATGATAGCTGATACAGTACTGTGTCTAAGTCCATGCTCTTTAATCCGCTCTCTAAGACCTTCCCAGTCCATTGAATTCTTACGCGTAACAAATTCGTCAATTTCCTTTTTATATGTATCGATTGGTAACCAACCTTTACTATATTTAGTTTTATGGTATTTCGGACATTTACCTTTTTCACTAGCTATATTGCAAGAAGAGCTGAGAAGGTAATACTGCACCTTCTCCATTAACTCATCAGCTACATTAGGAGCTTCGTCGTCAGTATACTTAACACCAGCTTTTGCAAGATATGCTGCAAAGTTTGTAATACCAATACCTAAAGATCTTCTATTCTTAGTAAAGTTTTCAGCAGCAGGTAAGAAGTAATCTTGATAATCAATTAGTTGATCTAGAATACGTACAATAATATCACATACCTTTTCCATTTCTGCATCTGATTGGATTTCAAAAACGTTAATAGCAGATAAAATACAAATACCGATCTCAGCATCTTTATCATCAGTATGTTGTAACGGTTTAGTAGGGTGTAAAACCTCAACACAAAGATTAGTCATCTTAATATCATCATCCCATGATGAACGTTGATTGCAATGATCAATATTCATGAAGTAAATACGACCAGTTTCAACACGCTCTTTGACAAACAAAGACATCATTTCTCTAGCTTTAATAGTCTTCTTAAATTTAAGACTAGTCTTACGCTCATATTGCTCATACAACTCATCAAAATTCTCATGACCGAACGCGTCATAAAGATCTTTAGCTTCATAAGGGGAAAATAATGTAATATTTTCATTCTTTAAGAATCTCTTATAAAAAAGCTCACTAAATTGTATACAATAATCTAACTTACGTACTCTATTATCATCAGTACCGGAATTATTCTTAAGTACAAGCATATCTTCTGCTTCATAATGCCAGAAAGGAAAGTTAACAGTCGCAGAACCACCTCTAATACCATTCTGATGACATGACTTAACTGTAGATTCCATCAGCTTAAGGAACGGAATAACTCCAGTATGCATAACTTCACCGTTACGGATTGCTGAGTTAATCGGACGTATACGACCAATATTTAAACCGATACCGTAACGTGAACCGGTTGCATAACCAGCAGCTGTAGATGATGAAAAGATAGATGGTAAAGTATCGTCGATATCAATTAAGCAACAAGATGCATACTGTCTAATTTTACTACGTACACCTGCCATCAATGGTGTCGGTAAGTTAATCTTAAACTTAGAGAAATAATCGTATGCCTTTTTAACGTATTGTACACGAGCTGATCCAGTATATTGACCAAAACATACCATAGCAATAATCATATAAGCAAATTGAGGAGTCTCGTAAATTTTTGTATTAGATCTATCTTGAATCAGATATTTATCGCATAATTGACGTATACCTGCATACGTAAAGAGGTTATCGCGATCATGATCGATATATTCATCTAGCTTATTAATTTCGTTATCAGAATAGAGCATTAAAATATCTTCATCATATACATCATAATCATGCACATTCTTATTAATAAAATCTAATAGCTTAGGAGGATTCTTACCTCCCCATACATCTTTACGTAACTGATAAGAAAGTAAGCGTGAAGCAACGTATTGGTAGTTCGGTGCATTTAATGTAATTAAGTTAACTGCAGATTCAATTAATACATTATGTATCTCATCTGCTGTAATACCGTCTTTCATTTGAACTTTTGCGTTAATTTCAATATCAGAAGCAGTTACTCCTTTAATATCTTCAACCGCCCAATTAACGACTTTATGAATCTTCTCTACATCATATGGGGCAGTTTCGCCGTTTCTCTTTACAATATTCATATTCATTATTTACAAGGTTATACCAGAATTAATAGCTTAAAGCTACCGAATTTTTGGAAATCAAATTTATGTTCATCTAGGTTTAAAAGGTGTTGTAGTATTTTGTTATCATCTCTTAAACTATTATCAGTTAGTTCCTTAAAGTGGGTAAAATCTATCGGGTATATTCGCTTGTTTAAATAAGAATAACTATCATTGCATGAAAAATTAAATTCAGATAGAATTTTTTCATATTGATCGATATGAAGATTATCTGTTAGATCTTCACTTAATAAAGTTTTAGCTAGATTCTTACCTTGTTGGCTAAGTTCTAAAAATAATCCGAACAAAGGTAACACGCTGAGTTCTTTTATTTCATTTTTATTTTTTTCAAAGACGAATAAACTTCTTTTAGGGTTGTATTTTTCACAAATATCTAAACGCTGATTATCGTACTCATTCTTTATAGCAAACCCTAAAAATAAACAAGGCAATTTTTCATCAAATGCGTTAAACTTATCAGTATTTACCGGTTGATCTGTTAATGTAATATCAATCATATTAAAAACTAATCTCACTAATTAAAGCGCCAGTCTTCATATTAATTGTTCTGAGCTTTTCACCCGCATAAGGCGTCGCGATCTGTACAGATACTACATCTCCAGAGATAGCTAAGTTAGAATACGTACCTGGTGGTAATGAATGAGTACGAAGTATACCACCCCCGACTGCGTTAAAAATTTCTAACGCTTTAGTACTATTATTAATTCTGGCTGTTAATGCGATCATACAGTAATTATATACTCCTTAATGAATTGTTCAACGTCAGGATCGGACTTATTATAAGTAAAACTAGTTAATGTTTCATTAAATGTAGGATGTTCTTTTAGTATACTAGTTTTACAAAAAGTTTTTTCAATATTATTAACGGTGGCCTCATCAGGTAATGCGGTACTATCATCTACATTTAAAATTTTTCGAATATCTAGTATTTTATACCCCCTTTTCAAGAAGCTTTTAACTTCCCTGCATATATACAAATCGTTTAATTTTTCTAGTGTACCGTATTCATCAATTTTTTTCTGTAAGAAATCACCAGAATAAATTGTCTGCTTACCGGTAACTATACATGTTATTTTTTTAGTCTTTGACATTAACATAATTATAATAAATATTTATATGAAATTCAACTCAATGGTCGAAAATATACTAGAAGATTTTAGAGCTCCCACGGATACGAAGAGGCCGGTTAAGGTAAGACCAGATAGTAAGTATGGCGCAGATAACCCACAGCTAAATGAACCTCATAGCACTAAGGCTATTAGTGGATTTAAAGGTCAATCCGGTGGTAAAGTAAGTACTTTACTATTTCAATTACCGAGTGATAAAGAAGATATTTCAAAAGGTATTAGTACGAGGTGGCAAGATGGAGATATTGATATTAGCTTAAGAGATATTTTAAAATATCTTAAAAACGAACCGGTTATTAATATAGAACCGAAAAAATTAAAGCATGCTTTAATTAAAGTAAATAGAGACCCAGTCAGAGTTCAAGCTGCGGATCTAAATTATCCTATGATAGTTACAAAGGTTAATGGAAAGTTTAAAAAAATACTAGACGGTCAACATAGATTAGTTAAAGCTATAACCAATAAAGAATCTACAGTAAAGATCAAAGTTCTAGATATAAATTCAGCTCCAGACGATTATAAGGAGATGTTTAGTTAAAAGGATCTACCAAGAAGTAGATATCCATTTAGCAGCTGCCATCGTAGCCCCTAACGCGTCGTTTGTCTCTAAGATATCTGACCAAGCTTTTTCATCATACTCTTGCAATCTTTCTAAGGCGTCCTTACCGAATGCTTTATGAAATTTAGAACCAAAGTAAGCAGATGAATTTTTAACTAAATCCATTGCAGTTTCAGGTTCTACTTGCCAGTAGCTTTTTGCAGGACCACCACCGTATTGAACTTTTGTTTTGTATTCTGATTCTACTGCTCCGGTTTTTTCTAAATAGTCTTTTAATTCAGCTGCACTATGGCCATCATCACCGCCAAAAATAGCCGCTGCTATTGAGATTGCTTCTTTAGCATCTGCAGGTACTGTATAACCAGCGTCAAGAACTGCTGTTGCTCTAGCTTCGTTTTCTTTAGCTTTTGCCTGTAGTGCTGGTTTACTACTACTACCGAACGTTTGGTAATAATCTGACCAATCGTCAACAAAATTACCAAAATTACCAAATACTGAACTAGCAGCTAAAGCTCCTATTGCTACTGTATTACGGAGTTTACCTTCTTCGATTAGCCGCATATGTTCTGCATATAATGTATCAAATTTATTCATTACATTGTAGGGAAAGGTACTGCTAATTTAAATGCTAAAAACCCTAATACTCCCCCAAATGTTGCTCCCCATTTAGATTTTAACCCTGTCGCCGTTTTTCTCATAAGTTTAACAAACATTTGCGGCTGTGGTATTTTATATTTAGTTGCCCATTTCATTGAGATATCATCTAACAATTTCATTTTCGCGTCATCAGACATTTTTTCAACTGCATTCATAGATTGCTTAGCTTCTTGAAATTCATCTTGTATCATTATATTACGTTTACCTGATGCAAGTTCAGCAGCATCACTTCTTTTTGCATCTAGTTTATTTGCTACAATATTGATTACATGCCCTAACGCATTTGTAGCAAGAGCTCCACCAACGCCGGCAATTCCAGCATTGACCGCCCAATCACCTATCTTTGCTAGTGTTTCAGGTATTCCCGTAACAGTATTCTTTATATCTGTAAGCTGTTGACCTAAGTCAGTCTCAGCAACTACACTGTTAAGTTTATTAGTTGTAGCATTAGCAGCATCACTTACGGCTCCGGAAATCTTAGAACCGACTTCAGCAGCCTTACCTTTTATGGCTGCAGCTGCATCGGTAAGTCTATTTTCCTCTAATACCCGCTCATTATAATATTGTTCGAATGTTTGCATATTATTATTTATACGAATCTATCGAGAAAGTATTTAGGCAACTTGCTTTTATTACGTAATACAGCGTCAAATATAGTAGCGTCTAAAACATATGTTACGCAGTGATCATTTTTACTTCTTACTCCACGACCGCACTGTTGTATAAAGTTTGATAGCATCTTATTAGTATACCACTGTTTATCTGCATTAAACATTTTTTTAATTCTATCATCACCTAATGGCAGGAATGCAGCTTTTATAATAATTTGAAAACGTGCGAGATCATCTTTTAGATCTACCCCAAGGCCTAAACTAGGACTCACTAATACCGTAGGTTCTTTTGACTTTTCATGAATTTCTAATATATCCTCATTTTTATATAATTCGTTTCTATATAAAAACCGATTACCTTCGACACTACTTTGTACATATTTTGTAATCGCATTAGTATGTGTATGTATAACACCTTTATCATTCTTATGCTTGTCGCATATCATCTTAATCTGCTTCATAACAGAAGGTAAAGCTTTTTGTAAATTAGCGTGATTTAATTTATTCGTCTGCGATATATAAATAGGAGCCTTCTTAGCATCAAAACCGCTATCAGATTCAATATATTTATAATCCTTAATACCTAAAGTTTTTGCAAGGTTCTTATGATCAATAATAGTAGCAGACATTAGTAATATCTTATCCGCATATTCAAATATATATTTTGTTAAAGTATCAACTCTCAAAGGAGTCAATTTAATATTATCCCTATCTTGTACTTGAACTACATATTCGCATGTCGACCATGTTTCATCAATCAACGTTAACGTTCTATGCATATTATTTAAATATTGAAATTTATTCTTTTCAGTTTGTGTTAAACCGGCTGATTTTTTCATACCACTACGAAGATCATCTAGATGAGATGTAACTTCAACTCGAATGGTATTAATCCACTTTCGAACACTGGCAGGGGCTGTAGATGTTAGTGGGAATATTTTAATCTTAAACATTCTTAATCTCTTAACATCAATCATCGTAGAGAATTGCTTAACAATTTCATCTTCAAGCTCTGAAGCTTCATCACATATAATATAGTCTCTATACTTTAAATGTTTCGGTAATGCCAAAAACATATTATAATTTAAAGCACTAAATTTACTTAGTATAGACTCATTTCGTGCATTATAATACGGACATATATTTTTCTTCCAGCAGTCATCACGGATATGCTTAGAATGTACGCATGGAGCTGTTTCCACATCATAGTTTGTATCAACTTCACATTGATAGTTAGATTTACCTTTAAGTACTGATGTATCTTTAAATAGACTCTTATACTGATCTTGCAAAGATTTCGTAATAGTTAACGCAAACGCGCCGGCGGGCAGCTCATCTTTGCATTCTTGCTCGTATACAAACGATCCATGCTGATCTATTTTATAAGCTTCATACGTATTAATGTAATTCTTAAACGTATCTGTATGATTACTCGATACATTCGCTAAAGTCTTAGATATAAAACTCTTACCAGAGCCAGTTGGAGCGCTACATATAACAAACTTGTTACCACTCTTAAATGCCTGCTCTATTTGCTGTATAATATCAACCTGCTGCTCACTTGGAGTGAAGTCTTTTGGAAAATTTGCTAAGAATTGGCTTATCATATATAGCCATTATAGCTTATATGCCCGATAAAACAACCACCGAATTATAGAGTTTATTAGCAGTTGTATGTTTTGCTGTTTTTACTTTATAGAATAAATCACTATTTTTAAGTGTAAAATCGTCCAATTCATACGAGAAATTAATACTATCATGTCCCGTTTTATAATTAAAGGGGTATGGAATTTCGTATATTTTATGATCTCCTTTATCATTTTTTAATGTAAAGTTAAAGTGAAACTCTTTAAATCTAAATAATATTAGCTTACCTTTTCTAAGAATTTTACCATTTTTTAATATAAAAACAATATCTCTTAAAAGGAAATCATTTAGTTCGGTTTCTATGTCTTCTATATAACTCATTAAATTATCTTCCCATGAATTGATTTTTTTCTTGTATGGTCATAGTGCGTATAGTGTCATTAAAGTACTCCCAAAATTCATCATTAGGTACACTCTTAATAAGGTCACAGCTATCCATACTCACCATTCGCCAGTCTTGCATAAAGATATCCCAGACTAATAATAGATTCTTTGATTCCGGATTATATTTTGGTGGATTTGAGGTTGGTTTAAAATTAAGTGATGTTCGACCGTTTACACTATTAAGTATACTGCCATCTAGAGTACATAGCATAGTCCTAACTGTCTGGTTAGTTAATTCAGGCCGCCTCTTAATAAACCTAATTTCGCAGACACTATTTTGGAGTATTTGCTTTAAACTCGTTAATCCAATTCTTGGCATATATTACGTTTTTGATTTGCAAATCCCAAACAATCGCTGTTCATTTAAGAACATACCCCTTTTAATTTTACCATAACCTTCAATATCCATATTGGATACTGGCGCGCCTTTATCATTAGGAAACATTACTATGTCGCCCTTCTTAGTATACTTAGCCTCAGGTCCTACTAATATTACTTTAGCCTTTCTCCATGTTTTATTCAGAGCATTTGTAGGTATAAAGATACCACCTCTTTTAATTGCATCCCCTGCTCCCTCTTCAGAAGATTCATCAATAAACTCCACTAGAATAATATCATCGAAAACAAAAGAGAGTAAAAACTCTTCACCGAGACCGAAATCACCGTCACTGTGACCCTCGATATCTATTAAACTTCTTTTGGTTGCTAAACTGTCAATACTTGCTGATGCCATATAGAGTTATTTAAACCTCTATATGGCAGTAATCAACAGGTCGCTCCTTTTATAATATAAATATTAAAGCATATCTATTAATGCCAGGTTGTTTTTATATTCTCGTTCACTATAAAACTCTGGTACTATCACCTTATCTTCTTCTTTCTTTTTTTCTGTTTTAATTTTTTTTATATAATTAAGTCTCTTAAATTTAAGCCTTGGAAACACTGAAAATATATAGTTATATTGCGCTGGTTTATCGCTAAAAAGATTCCAATATTTATTGGTCGTCTCATTTACATACTCATTTAACTCTTTTGAGTACATACTCGCCCATCTATTAATCATATACAGACTGAATTGAGATTCATCTTCGCAATTTATGTCCGCTTTCTTCTTACTAAATAGGATACCGTTTAAATATTGGAATAGATTCATTTTGTTTTAATCTTACATATAATTAGTTATGGGTTTGTTGATGATATATCTATAAGGTTACCAAATATTTATCTTGCAGCAAGCGATGAACATATCATCTACCATCGCATAAAAAAGATCAATAATATCTTGCATAAATTCAGTAGCCTGTTCATCAGTTAAACCTGTACTATATGCAAAGTTAGGAGCTTTACGACCGGCATTAACATTAATACCAGTATGGCCGATAGCTACACTATCTTTCGAATAAGTAATACTTACACTACACTTACCGACCTTTTGTAATGTACCATCACTACCTTCAAACTCAGCATGTACCATCAAATCATCCCCGTCTACTTCAATAGGCTTCTTAATATATTTAGAAGAAAGTACATTAGCAATTTGAGTATTAAGCAATCGCTGAAACGCTACAGCACCTAGCTTATCTAGATTAGGAATTTCCCAGCAGAAGTTAATAGCATCATCACTATAGATATAGTCGCCTTGAAGTACATCTTCCTGATCGATCATACCATCGATACTCACATCCATCGGGCATCGAAAAGCGATAATATTACCAATAGGTAACGTCTTATTACGAAAGTAATCGTAAGCAAAGCGCTTATGAATTAATGGACCGTCATAAACCTTAATATCTTTAATAATCATACACTAATTATAGTATATAAAGGTTAGGTATCAACTACTTAATTTAACAAAAATATATGCCAATACCGCAATTATACCAATCGACATGATTCGGCTTCCACATATATTCTTCAACTCTACTAGCTTTACCTTTTATTTCTGACCATAACTCAGCAACGCCTGTACTAGTATTGCCAATATCATGAAATACTAATACACCTCCTTTATTAATACATTTTAATGCATTTTCGTAGTCTTTCTTTACACCTTCATATGAATGATCTGCATCGATAAAAATACAATCAAATGTATTATTATTTATATTAAAGAAATCATCAGTTGTTTTATTATAAAAATTAACTTCACTACCTGGAAATAGTTCAGTCAACGCATTTACTTTTTTCATAATTTTCTCTTCAGTTTGCTGTATATGGGTATTTGCATAAGCGATACTATCAACAGCTTTGAATGTCTTACAATCTTTTCCTATGAATAAACTATTTGTAAAAAAACTACCACCGTTACCTACCCCTAATTCGAGATATGATTCTATTTTTCTATTTCGAAAGAAATCGAGCATATTAACGTACTCATGAGGTATTTGTTGTAGGTTTAAATTACCTTTAACTGCTCCAAAAAAGTTCGCTGGATCCTGCGAACCAGCTTCATAGGTTAACCATTTAATTACATCAGTATTATTAAACTTTGTAACAACATCTCTATAATAAACGCCAGTTATATATTTCATCTGTTCTATATGACTAGTAGTATGAGACTTACCATGAAAAGCGAAAACTTCTTCAAAAGATACATTAAGATCAGTGCACTCAGCTTCATAAGCAAAATACTTTGCTAATTCTAGAGGCGCAAATGTTATACCAGAATTTTCTAGAGAGTTTCTCAAGGTATGTACTATTAAAGTATCTTCATGGTAACCGACATTAGGCGCAATTTTACGAGCCGCTTCCATAAGCTTTTTACTTCTTATCGATACTCCACCATTACCTACCCGGTATTTTTCGCCTTGTGGCAAAAAGTGACTATTAACAGGCCATGGAGCTCCAATATAGTCATAATCTAAAAACTCTGATCGCCAGTTTTCTTCATTAATAATCCAACCATCATGATGTACCGATAAACAAAATTCCGTATTAATAAAATCCGGTAATTCATTTATCATAAAAGATGAGTAATCATCTAAACTCACGATCGATCGTATTTTTATAAACTTAACGTTTTCAGGTAAGTTCGTAGGCTTCTTATCACTCAAAAATAAAACCTCTTTAAAGCTAAAATTTTTAAGACATTCGTTAATCGCAAGGATTGTCTTTTCATAATACTTACAGTCGACTGAAAAGAGAGTTACATTATTTAAATCTGCCATTACATATTTAATTATTAATACTTTATATGTAAATCAATGTTTTCAAATTTTGGATTGCCGTATATTATCGAGAACATTGTTACTCCTGAAACTGTACGTATTAATAAATCAGATTTTGACATAAGTATAGACTCAATAATAACATCTTCACCCATCTGATACGGTGAGGTTAAACCTACACTATAGTGTATACCCCTATCATTATCACATCTAATTGAGTTGTAAGATTTTATTTTATTGCCATATCTCTTTTTAAAGGCAGCCACTGTACTATGTTCATCTGTGCATATTAATCCTAAATCGTATTGATCAAAAAGCTTATCAGCGCGATTAATGTAGTCATCAATTTTAAGTAAAGGAGCGTCTTTACCATGGTCTGTACCTCTTTTATGCATAGCAAAGTACTTTTCATTACCAAAATTATCACCTATAAACATATTAACTTTTTCGAGTATATGTTCTTTTACTTTGATATATTTAGTAGTAATATATTGTGCTTTCTCAATCATCTCTAGTGTTGGTCGAGGGTTATGACATAATTTTAACGCTAAATCATCTTCAATAAACACTACTTCTTCTTTTGGATTATTAATAATATCATCTCTATTAAAAGAGAATGGCTGATACAAATAATAATCCCATACGTTACTACCTCTAGAAGGTTCGAGATATAACATGTTGTTAGTATACTTTATAAATAGTTTATCCTCAGTATTATCCACAACAGATAGGTTATGGATAGCTTGCAATACGTAAGAAAATAAGCCAGCCATTCTACCGCCAGGTACTATAACATAGTTTTTCATGATAATAAATCCTCATAGTTATCCTCTATAAACATCTCTGGAATATTAAATCTTGAAACTCTCTTAAAGTTATCCTCGACAGCACTAAGCATACTACGGTATGTTTCTTCAGTGCAAGATTTAATAATTTCATTTAATTCTTCTAAACTATTAAAAAATAATACACCATCTGTATTAAAGTATTCACTTATTGTTTCACTTCCCCAGTATATAGGAATAGTTTTTGTAGCAAAACAGTCAAGTATTTTTTCAGTCCAATACCCGCTCTGAATACTATTTTCAACAGCTACTGAAAACATGTAATTATCTAGACCAATATTTTTACTACTAATACGATCACCGGTAATTGATCCAAACATATCAATTACACCTTTATGTGTATTATAAATTTGATGGCGTAATTGATGACCACTTGCAAAGTTTTTAAATGATGATATCATTGATATCTTTAATGTTTTTGGAATGTTTGATTTATCTACCCAGAAGGATCCATACGGCATAAATTTAGCGTTTTTAATATTAGTCAGCAGATCTTCATCAAAAGTTAAAATAGTATCAAACTTATCATGATTGGTTTCTACGTACCTATATGAACTACTGCAAATAGCTCTCGGCTCTAATAACCAGGCAATCCTTTTAACTGGATGATCTTTAAGTTTATCAACCATATGGAGACAATAGTCAGTTATAAAGACGCTATCACTTATAAGCTCGTTCTTATTCCACCATGAAAAATTTACACCAGGCATATTTATAATATCCCTGCCTTCAAAATTCTTATCAATTATAGATACTCTTAATTTTTCCATTTATCATCAAAAATCTTTTTTGCATTAATTGTTTGGATCTTTCTCTCTTCATCATCAAACAGCGCATGTGACTGCTCAATCTCATGAAAGACTTCTGCATCTCCGATCATAGCATGTCTAAGTCCTTTTTCCATTAAACACATCGCGTAATCATCATCTGCGTACCAAAAACTGAACCTCTCATCAAAGCTACCGCCAATTGCGTCTAGAGTTGATTGTTTTAATATAAAACTGTAACCGGTTAAGTGATATCGTGTCTTATACCCTTCATATATACCCTTACTACTATGAAGTCTAAATGTCATGTTATTATCCCACGGTGATACCGAGTCATATACATTTAAATGAGATACTAACGTACTTATTGTATTTGGATAATAGTAAACATCATTGTTTGTAATACAAATATTATTATGTATACATTCCCGCACACCGTAGTTTAAGAACTTATTATAATTAAACTTCTCATCTGGTACAATAATAACATCTATTGGCAGCTTTAGGTCCTTACCCTTAAGCCGTTTATTACTTTCTATTAATATAATGCGAGTATTGATATTATCACTACGCTTAATAGAATCTACACACCTCTTAAGCATATTATAATACTTTATATCTGCAGTATTAGATAGTATTATAACATCTACACTTTCCATGTCTTTATATATTGTTTAATTTTATTGCTATCCATTTTACATATCTTTTGATATTCCAATTGATTATTATTATAAAAATTATGATCACTTTTATCTTCTTCAATATTATGATGAGGTAAATGAAATAGATACGGTCTTTTAGTATTAACCATAACAACGAGCTTTAGTAACTTATGAGATCTTTGTATAATTTCGTTATCTTCATATCCCCAACCAATAAAATTAGGATTAAACCCGTTTATATCTTTAAAACAATCTTTAGTCATTATCAAACAACCTCCAACAGCTCTTAAATTACCTACCTCAAACATTTTATTTTTTTCTAACCTAGTAGGCTTATAATTTTTTGGTAATATTGTTAATAAATCATCATATGTCAAGGCCTTAGTTAGAGTCTGCTTTGATAAGTATGATAGATATATGGCTACTCCATTGTAACCTATAACAACATTATTTTTACTAGCCAATTCAATAGATTTTTTAATTGAACATTCAGAAACAAATACATCGCTATCTAAGAAGCATATTATATTATTTTTAGCTTCTCCAGCTCCTAGATTATATAATTTACATTTATTAAAAATATCATCTGTAGACTCTTTAACTATAATTTCACATTCTGGTATTAATGTTTTATAATAAGCTTTACAATATTCTAAATTTAACTGCCTCTCACTAGTATCTCGCCTATAAGCTATAATGAAAGATATCATCGCTTAACTTTCTTTAAAAAATTAACAACTTCATTAACTGGAGTATCGGGTACACATCCGCTCCATGCCGGCATTACTCCATGTTTTCTTTTAAAAATATAAGCACTATCAATAATACTCTGTTGCCAGTCATCTCCTCTTCTTATTGAAGAAGAATCTTCACTACAAGCTTGCTCTTCAATAAAATCTAAGCTATTAGCTAAGTCAGCCCACCACCAGTAAGGTGTACTATAACCAGCTTTAGCTAATCTATATGAATGATCTACATGTTCAAAATTATTTTTGTCAAACTCTTCATCAAATAAACCTACATCTTCCAGACACTTTTTAGTATAAAAACATACTGCACCAACAGAGTGCTGATTTAAGGCAATTTTAATATTTCCGTAATCGATTATCTTTCTCGGCTTTGGGGTACCTTTACTTATATTACCTTTATTAGCCGGGCCATGGTAAGCAAAGGACATATGCTCTATACCGGTAACTTGACTAGCTTTAATATATTCGTCAAAAGCATTACCCTTAAATCTCATGTCATCCTCCACGAGGAAAACATATTCACAGCCTCTACTCAGCAATTCCTTTAAAGCCTTATTCTTACTTTTACATACTCCTATGTTTTCCTCATTATTAATAATATCACAATCATAAAATGTTGTAATCGGAGTATCTCCGTCATTAATAATAATAATCTCATCATACCATTCTGAAGAGATGCTTTTAACGCAGTTTGCAAGAAATTCATTTCTATTGCATGTTATAATACCTATACCAATCTTTGACATTAT